GTCCGGACTCCACCAGCGGCGCTTCCTCCGATGGCTTCCAGGGCTGCAGCTTGGAAAGCTGCGAAGCGGTGTCGATGCAGTCGTCGTGCTTGCTCTTGAAGCCACCGAGCGAGGCCAGGCTCAGCTCGTTGATGAACTCGACGATCCGTGGATCGGTCTTGTATTCGGTCGGGAAGAACACTTTGCGGGCCTTGAACAGCGGCACCACGGTGTTGAACGCCACCAGCTTGCTGGTGTCAGACGATCGGCGCAGACCCACCTCGTTGCTGCCTCGCTCACTGGCCAGCGTGAAGTAGATGTTGCGGTCCATCATCTTTTCCTGGATCCAGGCGATGAACCCCTTCTGCTGGCCGTTGATCTCGACGCCGGTCTGCTGGGGCTTCCACTTCTGCGCCAGGCGGAACAGGTCGTCGATGTTCTTGTCCATCAGCTGGCGCGCGACGACGCCATCCACCCAGAGCCAGTCGCCCACGTTGTTGTAGGCCCAAACGCTGATCACCGAGTAGTCGGCCTTCTGCTTCTCGCTGGTGGCGAAGTCGGTGGTTATGTAGAAGTTGAAGCGCGCCTTGTTGCGCAGCACCGCGTCGATCTTGTACCAACCGATGTCGCCGTCCTGGATCAGTCGATCCTCCTCGGACATGATGCGCAGCATCAGCTCCTGGTTGAAGGTGTCGACCTTGCCGAGCTTGACCGCGGTGTCGTACTGCTCCTTGACGTAGGCGTAGGTGAACCGGTCCGGCCACGAGCCGCGGAAGTCTTCCTGCTCGCAGGGGAACTGCTCGCACACCGGGAACACGTTGACCGCCCAGGCGCCCGACTCGACGGCCTTGTACAGCGGGTCCTTCGAGTTGAACGGTGTGCCCGACCAGATGATCATGTTCTTGGTCGGGTGCAGCGCGTAGTTCACAGCCTTGTAGACCGTGTCCTCCACGGCGGCGATCACGGTTGCCGAGCGCGCGTCCTCGTCCGAGATCAAGTCATCGAGCACCGCCAATTGCGGACGCTTGCCCATCTCCTTCGCGCCCCGCACACCGGTCTTCGCGCCGTAGCCCTTGACGATGAACAGCTTGCCGTCCGCGTTCTTGAACTCCCATCGGATGTCGGTGAAGCGGATCTCCGGGATGTACTTCTTCAGGAAGTCGGAGTTGTCCCAGCGGAACTCGAGGTTCTTCCGCATGTTCTTGACGCCGTTCTCGATCGAGTCCGAGACATAGAGCGCCAGGTCGATCCGACCGAAGCCAGGGATCTCGCCATACGTGGCGATGTAGAGAAACAGGTACTCGCCCATGACCGTGGTCTTGGCGATGCCCCGGTGGCACAGGTTGATCACCCGCTTGCCGCCTTGGGTGATCGTGTCGAGCATCCGGTAGTGGACGAGTGGCGTCTTGTGCTCCTCGCCCTGCTCCCCGTTCACCAGCTTGATGAAGGTGACGAACTCGAGCGCGAAGTCGCTCGGCACGTAGGTCGGATCGAACGAGTAGTCCGTGTCGTTGAGGTAATCCTCGACCTTCCACGGGGACAGGGCTTCTGCGACGGCGGCGCTCATACAGTGCGACCCGTCCAGCCAGAGAATGCCTCGAAGTTCGGGCGCACGGAGCGAGGGGCCTGAGCCATCTGGATCTGCACCGGGGCCTGGACGGCCGGCTGCGCCATGTAGTTGAAGTCCTCGGGCGTCACGGCGCGCTGGCCCTGGGGCATCGTTCGCAGGAACTCCTGCCAGGGGTCCGCGGTTGCCTCTGCACCTGCCGTCGCCACCGGAGCGATTGCAGGCTGTGCCACCGCCACCGTCGTAGGAGCTGCTGCCTCCTGAACCTGGGGAGCGGAAGCGACGACCACCGGAGCCGGTGCAACCGGCGAAGGGGTCGACGTCGACGCGGAGCTGGCGGCGGTGTCACCGCGATCCAAACGGGAGGCGACCTGTGCTGCGTACTGCAGGGTGTTGGGTGCGCTCGGATTCTTCGGGTCCGACACAGCGATCCCCTGCTTCGCCTTGGCCATCCCACCCGGGCCACCGTAGTAGCCCGCCGCTACCAGCGCAGGGTCGCCCCCGGCTTGCTTGCTCAGCTGCTTGAGGTAGCGGATGCCGCCCCGGGCGTTGTCCATCGGGTCGTCGATCTTCCAGCCATCGTCGGCCACGCTCCTGAACGTGCTCGGCAGGATCTGCATTCCGCCCACTGCCCCGCGGTTGGAAGTCTTGGAGTTCTTCCCGCCACCCGACTCCTGAGTGTAGATACTCCGCGCCAAGTCGGCGAGTTTCCCTGAAACCCCTTCGGCCTTCAGCGCCTGGTCAAACAAACTCTCAGCTGGCATTCGAATATCCATTAACCAAATCAGCCAGGAGTTTACCTGGCTCGCGGGATATTCAATACCAGCCGCACATCACCTTCAAGACAACCAAGGCGAAATACAGGAGCACGAACAGCAGTACCGCCAATACCCCGACGCAGAAACCAATTAAGGAATCTCCTTGGCTGCGACGTCGACCACATCGGCCATGACCACCTTCGAATGCGCCACGTCCTGCGCCGACATTGAGCCGGCGTTCATCGCTAGGCGCTGCGCCGCGGCGAGTTCCATGGTGGCCTTCCTCAGCGCCATGATCGAGCTGTCTTCCTTGACGTTGATGTCGAGCTCGACCTTCTGCTTCTCGGGCATCTTGAGGTGGGTCAGGAGCGAGTTGGCCGCGTCCGTGCGCACCTTCTCCGAGTTGGCCGTGACCATGAGCTCGGCCTGCACGTTCAGCGCCTTCTGGTAGAGGTCCTGGTTCAGGACATAGGTCGGCACAAGCGTTTGCTCGAAGATCAGGTTCACCAGCTTGGACTTGTTGTACGCCGTCACGTAGGACGCTATGTCCTTGGCCGCGACGCCTCGAGCCACGAAGCCGGCGTACTTGTCCGGGAACGCCTTGGTGTACGCCTCGATGTTGGTCGACCCCATCAGCTTGAAGCTGACGTAGCGCACAGCGTTGAGGTACTCCTGCACCTTGAACCGGCCGTCCGACATCACCCGGGTGTAGCTCAGGAGATTGTCCCGGTAGGCCTCATACATGTCGGGATCGGACAGCGTGGCATTGACCTGGTCGATCAATTCCTGATTCACCGACTTCTTCACCTTGTCCGGGAGGGCAAGCTGGAACTGTTCGACGGTAAGCGGTGCAGCGGACATATTGAGCCGTGGAGTTAGGGTATCGGGTGAGTATGGTACCCGAGATACTCGACCGCTACAAAATGAGGCAAAGGGTTGGTGGATTTTTTCAAAATGGGTACGGAGGCAGTACTTTGAGGGCAGAGCCCGAAATACAAAACACCCCCCCCCTGCTTAGTACCTGGGTAATAGGTCCTAGCCTCCGGCTGTGCTGTGGATCCATCCACTCAACTAGCTAGGAGTTACCCATGTTCAAGATGTTCAACCAACTGTTCAATGCTTTGACCACCCTGTTCAGCGCAGCTGAGAAGGCAGCAAAGTCCCTGGACAACCTCGCATCCATTGGCGAGGAGATGTCCGGTGCATACGCAGACGAGCAACGCGTCTTGCGTCAGGCGAAGCTGGCACAGCTGGCCAAGGACAACAAGCTCAAGGTTGCGTAAGTAGTACTCAGTACTGGACATGCTTCGGCATGTCTAGTCCTAACTACACATAACACCAAACACAGTACACAGTCAATATAAATGACTGGACTTAACTGGACTGATCACCAGCCTCCGGCTATGGCTTGGTAACTATCCCGCTGAGTATGGACAGTCGACAGATCAACTGACGTTGGTATCTGTTGGAACTGCGCTCGGCTCTAGGGTTAGACAGTGATGAGGTAGTTGGGTGACGAGACAGGGATCTTGTCTCCCTCAACCTACCCATCACCTCACGATCCCTACTCGAATCCCCATTCCGATACTCATCCGATATTCCAACCTATCCGGAGGCCTGCCCGTGTCCTATTTCAAGAATCTGATCCTCGACCAATCCGAAGAAGTCCACGAACTTCTCAGCGACTGCGACGGGTTCTCCGTCCTGACCGAATCCCGTGACCACGTGGTCATTTCCTGCCCGTCCAGACACCAAGCTCGGGGTATGGCCCATCTGCTCCGTGACCGTGGCTATACCAGCGCCATATTTAACGGTGACCGCATCCGTGCGGAGTATCGCCACCTCAACTGATTCGCCAGCAGGTACTCGAATCTGAGTACCCATCCATCTGTCCTGCCTTCAAAGGTATTCCCGTGTCTCGTAGCGAATCCCGCTTCCTTCTGCAGGTTCTGCTCGCAGTCATCTCCGCGGTCATCCGCATCGCCAACCAATCTCACTGAGACCCCAACCATGCGCTCCTCCTACGCCGCCAATCTCGGCCTCCAAGACGGTGCACGCTCCGTGCGCCTTGCCTACTCCCAGCACCGACAACTCATCAACACCAGGACCATCGGGCGCAGCTATCCGCGTTCGTTCTGGGGTCGTCTTTGGGCATGGCTGATCTGACCAGCCTTTGGCTATCGCTCACGTACTTTCGATATATGTGACTTATTGCACCGCTTTTGCGATCAAATGCATGCAACTTGTTCGCACTGTTGCGTCATTGGCACTGAAGCACATGCTCTGTAAGTAAACGTTGCGGTATCCACTACCTGTCGGCTACCTGTCCCCCTAGAATCCG